GTACCCCCGCCGCTCAATCCTGTACCTGCGGTGACTCCGGTAATGTCGCCAGCCCCGCCCGGAGTCCCGCTTCGAAACGCGCCGTTGGTCCACATGGCATATTGGCCGTCGCTGAACGTGTTGGTGACGACGGCCCCGCCCGCATGCAAAGCGGCCATTGTGACGTTATCCGTCACACCCGTAACCGCAATCGTCCGGTCGCGCCCGCTGCCCGTGATCTGAATATACGCGCCTTCGGTCAGGTTGGTGAGGCTGAGATCAAGAGTGATGGGCAGTCCCACGGTGAGCTGCCCATTCGCGTTTGTCGTCAAGGGGTAGGCCGGAAACAGGTACGGGCCGTGCGTTTCTGTGTTCAGAAACCCACCGACATCAGACCAGTCCAGTGGATTCACTTCGGACGGGAGCACATTCGTAGTTCCGAACTCCGGTGAATAGATCGCGGTCATTGAGCCTCTGGCAAAACTCCACACGTCGGTTCCTTCATATAACACCACGGACGCATATCCATCCCGAAACGGCGCCGTGATCTGGCGTTTGTTGATGTAGAAGGTCAGTTCGTCACTGTTGACCGTCCCGCGGATTGCGGCAACGGGGTCGCCAGTGATCGTTTCGGGATCGTAATCATCGAAAATCTTGTAATAGACGGTCTTTCCGCTGGCATCGTAGGCGTTGGTCCCGAGGTGGCAGTTGAACGTGACGCTCTTGCTGCCATTTGCAGAAATTGTGTCCGAAAATTGAGATGACTTGTCGCGGAAGTCGATGTCGTATTCGTCGGAAGGGTCGGCACCATAGCAGACATGGCAGACGGATGCAATCAGGACGGTGAGGATGAAGTAGCGCATTGGTGTTGCCCTTTCAGAAAAAGACGGGGCGGACGTCAATCCGCCCCGTCCCAATTGTGCTTGGTCTGGTAACGGATTCTAAACCGCGTCCAAACCGTCTATATGGGCGACCACCGCCCACACGCGCACTTCACCAGCCGCGCCGGCATCGCCGGATACTTCCACATCGAGCGTATCCGCAGCCGACCCCGCAATCAGTACGTTGGCCACTCCCTGACCGCCGGAGTAATGCGTTCCGGCCGCGGCCGAAACGTCTTTCTCTCCCATGTACTGCGTGGCGGATCCGCCTCCACCACCGGTCCCGAGGGACGCGGTAATGGCGTTGGTCGTCGGCGTCACAATCTCGATGCCTGCGGCCAGAATCAGGGTCGGTACCTGAAACTGAATCGCCTGGACCGCCTCGTTGGCTGCATCGCAAACGCCACCAAGGGTAACGTCGGCGTAAACCAGCTTCGGACTGAACAGGTGCATCGGATGACCGCCCACTTCGCAGGTAACCTTCTGGTCTGTGTGTGCTGTTGCCATGGCTTTTCAGCCTCCTTTCGTTCTCGCCAATTCACTGACGGCGAGGATCAGGATTAACCCTTGTAGCAGTAGAACCACCCGAGGGCTTCGGGCTTCACGACCTTGTAACCGAACACCTGCAGGCCGCGGAACAGTGTTCCGAACCCGAAGGGATTCTTGAGGTTGTCGTTCTCCACCAACTGCGTCGCGAACGTGAGCGCATCGTTGATGCCGAAAAGCACGTTCGTGCAGGTGTTGCCGCTGCCGTCGGCCGTGGTCGAAAGCAGGTTGGACTTATACAGCGTGAACGTGTCGATCATACCGAGCCGACCGTTGCGCAGGATGCTTGTGCCGTCACCGGCAAGCGAAGCGTCCTTCAAGTCGGACAGTTTGATGCAGCTTGCGAGCCACGCTGGAATAACGATCCAGCGACCTTCATCCGGGACGTTCTGCTCATCGAGCACCTGCCCCATATAGACGATGTACTCCAGGACATTCGTCTTGGTCACAGCCACCGGCGTGCCGGACACACCAAGGTTTAGGTCGGCACTGATAGCACCGGCCGTGGCCCCCTGATTACTGGCATGCGCATCGGCGTACACGTCGCCGAGAACGTCGGTATCGACCTGAATCTTCAATTGCTTCGAGGCATCATCCGTCCACTTGTCGGTGTACTTCTTGATGTCCGTCTGCTTGTCGTCGACCTTGTTCGTGGCGAACGCCCAATACTTGCCTTTGTCGATCAACAGAGTGACCGGCGTGGACGAGGGCTGTTCATGATGAAGGGCCTGTCCCTTCTTGTGGTCACGGATCGTGATACTCGGAATGGACCGAATATAGACCGTATCCCCTTGCTCCTTGATCTCCCCTTCGTAGTCGGTGTTGGAGATCGCGGCGATGACCGAACGCGCGTAATACTTGACCAACAGCTTGCCGCTGTAGATCGCCGGCACATAGCGCATTGTGCTCGCCTGAATGTTTCTCACTCCCGGGGCTACCGGATACATGACTGACTCCTTTCGAGAGGATCACGAAGCAAAGCCACACTGGCCGCAAGGTTATCCCGGAAGAATCCGGTTCTCGCGCTCCGCTTCCTCTATTTGTCGTTCAATGCGTTGAGCTTCCTCTTCGCGACCCCGATACTCTCCGAGTGCCTGGGCTTTGTAGAATTGCTCAATCTGACTCTCTTGAATGAACGGCTTTTGCCCGTTCCCTCCACCGCCGGGCGCTTGTGCCCCACGAACGGCCGAAGGTCGAAGCTGCGAAAGCGTGGGGTCGGCCCCTCGCATTCCGGAACGGTCCATGTACTCCTGCACGATTTCCGCAAGCCGTCGCACGTCACCGCCGTTGTAGGCGTTCTGTGCCTGATCCGCGAAGGTCTTACCAAGCGGATTGTTCGGGTCGGATTCCTGCAAGAACAGACGAAACCCGGAATCGTGCAGATTGATGTTCTTCGCACCGGGACAGATTTGATCGACTGCCGTCCAGATCTTATCCTCATGCGAACTGGCAAGGCTCTGCTCCTGCATTTGCTGCAACTGTTGGAGTTGCTGGCTTAACGCACGCTCACGCGCCGAAAGCCGCTCCTCCATAATGCCCAGCATTGCCCTTCCAGAGACACCAAGCGCCTCTTCCTGATTCTTGTACTCTTCCCGTTCCTCTTCGGACAGATACCGACTGAATGCGGACCCCTGTTGATGCGGCTGCGGCTGCCGCTCCTCTCGAAGCGACTGAAGTTCCTGCTGCATCTGCTGTACGGCAGAATGAAGCTGAGGCACTTCCGCATTGTATTTCCCTTGCAACGTTGCATAACGCTGCGAGAGCAAATCATACTGAGCCCGCGAGACAACTTGATCGCCACCCGGAGCCTGGTGCGGGGCCGGCTGTTGGCCGGTGTCCCGTCCTAACGACTCGAGATCGGCAATCTGCGGTTGCCCGTTACCGCCGGGGTACGGCGGTTGATTCGGCTGCTGAGGGTAGCCCTGTTGCTGACGCATTTGGACCTCTTGCTCAAGCGCTTCGTCACTGGCTTCCGCTTGTCTCTGTACTGCTTCCGGTATTCCGTTCATCTTACTGCCTTCCTGTGCGCCGTTCCCGGTATGCACAATGCGGCGCGGCCCTATTCGGGTATCGCGCCAAGTTGCTCAAGAGATGCGACCGGCACATCTTCGGTGTCTTGAAGCGCCGGCTGTTGGCCGGAGTTCAAGGCCGCAAGGGCTTTGGGCGCACTCTCGACTTTCTCCAATATCTCCCGCAAACATTGGGAGATACCCTGTCCGTTATACAGATCTTCGTTTCTCAGTACGTCGTTCGCGTCCTGCTGTTCCTGGCGCGAATCCCGATACCAGCGCATAAGCCTCTTGAAGTCCTCGTCCGTGGACAGGCGCAGACAGGACTGCAAGAGTAATCGTTCGGCATCTGGTTCGTACTGTTTCATTGTCCATTACGGTGCGGTCAAGGCAACTTCTCCACTCGCAACAATACGCCCGCCGAGTTCGGCCCATGCGTACACGCTGCCAGCCGCTCCGCCAGCCTTATCGATGTCCATTACAATGACGCCGTTTGTGTCGCTCGCCACAGTGTAGTCGGCATCGGCAGTGTTTTCCTCGACTTCAACGCCCGTTGAAACCGAGTAGTCGGTCAAGGCATCTTCGCCAAGGTCATCAGCCGTACCGATCCATGTGCGGACCATGACACGCGCAGCCAAATCATTGCCACCTGCATCTTTGGCCTGGATGGTGATGGTGCCGGTTCCGCCCGACGCGGCATCCGCCCCGGTCACGGTAATGTAGGCAACCTTGTCCTGCATGGCCGCTGCCAGATGGTTTGACGCAATCAGCCCATCCAGCGTGGATGCGCCCGTGCCGCCATTGGCCACCGAGAGCTCGGTGTCCAAAGCTGCTCCCGATGCATCGAGGGTAAGAATGGACGTCAGCGTCCCTGCCTTCATGACCTTCAGGTCAATCTTACCGTCTTCCGATGAGTCACTCACATCGGCAAGCGTGGCATCCAGCACAACGTATTCGACCAACTGGGTCGCATCGTTGTACGCATAGACCAGCGGAATGCGAATGTGGTCGTCGTCGCTGATGGTTGCGCCGCTCTTGAGGCTGGTGAGGGTCACTGTGCCGAGGGTGGCACCGGTCGTCGCCGGCAGGTTGACCCCGAGGGTGTCGTTGGTTGTTCCGGTGGCATGAACATCATCACACGCCACGTCGTTTGTCACCACGCCACCAGAATCGAGTTGGTTGATCTCGCCGCCGGTTGCCGTAATGACTACTCCGGGATCTCCCAGCGTCAACTCGGTAATGTGATACTGTTCCCGGTCTGCCGCATACCCCAGTCCCGCCATAAGCAAGACCGCCGTCACTGCTCCGATGATTCTTTTCATCTATCCGTCCTCCGTTACGCCGCCTGCCCGGCGGCTTGTTCCTGTGCCATGGCCTGTTGCTGCATGGCTTCGAGTTGTTCCGCGCGTTTGCGCATTTCCTGCTTATCCGGAACGATTTCGTCCCGGCCAATCTGCAATGGCCCTGCGGCTTCCCTGAGAAGATTCGCGCGACCCTCGTAACCCATGATCTGCTGATCGATGGGATTAGCCGTCGCGTTCAACATTTCCATTCTCTGAGCCGCCATCTGCTCTTTGATGACCGCGGCCATGGCGCCGTGCGGAACGATCTCCACATCGCCCTTGATGGATTCGTCCTCGTCGTACTCCATGTTCCAATCGAATTGCCGACGGATGACAGTTTGAAAGATATCCTTATCGATCCTCCCGATGACGGCCTTGATTCCGCGGGATGCATTGTTCATCAGCATGGACAAGCCGCTTGCTGTCCGACCGGCACCCGCAATTCGATCCGAGCCGTATGCGTATGCCGGTATGCCGGTAAAGTCGTCGGCCAGTCGCATGAAGAATTCCAGCACCCTGATTAGATCGGCCATCGTGCTTTGGGCCTGCCAAAATTCGATCGCCTTCAATTGGTTGACGGTGCGATTGTAGAATTGCCAGATTTTGTACGGGCGAATGCCGGTCAGGCTTTGACCGTGAGCGATTCTCTGGATGTCGTTGATGCTGATCTGCGGCCCCGAGGAAATGGTCGCGTTGTTCACCAGCGAGCGGCCGGCAGCGTTGACGATCCGCTGAAGATCCTTCATGCACTCCGGCACGCCCTTCCCCCAAAATGCACCCGGAATTTTTGCCCACACTGTTTTCGAGTAGGGTCTTGTGGCGAGCGGATCGCGATTGAAGTCGGCATAGAGCACGTAGGATCCGGCAACAACGGCGCTGACTTCGTAATCCGCGGAGGCGACCACCTTCTTGCCTTCCGGATCGGTATTCATACCCTGCATGATGAGTACTTCCCCTGGAACCGAGCCCCAAAACTCAATAGCCTCAATCATGTGCCGGTTCTGCATGAGCCGGTCGCCTTGAATTTCAAGTTGGGCGCGCGCGACATCCGTGGGCGTAAATATCCGGAAGCCGCCGTGCCTGTGCTCGTGGATAACAAGGTCGATCGCCTGGCTATTCCAATGAGGCACGCCTTTCATCGCCCGGAGATTTTTCGGGATGTATTTGGTGCGCTCGCAGATGTTATAGGCGTCCTGCGGAGTGGTAGCGCCATCGGCAGGGGACACGTCAAACGGGCTGACGCGATAAAAGCGATGAACTCGTTCAGTCTGAATTGCTTGCCGCGTTCGACCGGTATAGCGGCTCTTGACCCAATTGCGCTTTGGCCGTTGTTCGAGAACCGGCCCTTTGATGATTCCGGCTTTCAGAGTCACCAAGTCGGTGACCAATTCATCGAATGCGTTTGCCCAGCCCCCCTCGGTAAACTGGTCATGGATTTTTCTTTCCATGCCATTGGCGCGGGTTTCGGCCTCCTCCTGAATGCGGGTTTCCGCCTGTTCTCGCATGTCCGCCGCGTATTCGTATGCCTGCTGCGGCGTCATCGGCATGCCTTCTTCTTGAAGGATTCGGCGGTACTTGACGATGGTGGACGACACAATCGCCTGAGTGATTTCTCCGGGAAGTTCGGCGATCGGCGTAGGCGACAAGGACCATGGCTTCGTTTCGTGATCGGCGACGTCGTGAATCCATGCTTCGGCGTGGCGGCATTTCACGCCGGTAAGCCCAAGGAACACCTTGGTGCCCCCCTGTTGAGCCAGCTTCAAGAGTTGCTCCTGACTGTACTCGCTGTTGCGCTGATGCAGAGCCGCAAGCATCTCCGCATCCACGCCCGCTTTCTCGCGCGCTTGGCGATTCTCGCGGTACGCATCGCCAACAAAGCGGGCGAGGTTGACAATCTGAGGCTGCTGTTGATGCTGGCGTTCTTGCATTGCCGCACGTTCACGAGCACGCAACTCCGTATTGCCAATGAAGCGCATTCCGCCTGGAGCTTCGGGAGCAAAATTGACGGTCTCTGAATCTGTAGGCATGCTGTTATCCCTGCAAAAAAGAGAAGCGCCCGTACGTAGGGGTGCGGCCCCCGCACGGGCGCTTCAAAAATGCCGGATTTGTCCGGCGGCTCTCACTTGTTATGAATTACGCAGCCATGTCGCTCACCATTGATTGCTCTTGAGACACATTAGAGACACTACTGGTTGTCGCAGTTCTTCCCCCAGTGTTGCAAATCGCCCTTTATCATATCTGCAAACTTGAGTCAAGCGAATTCATCGGGCACCACGTTCAGCGCTGGCCCGGAACCGGGAGCCTGTCCTTGTGCTTGAGAAAAGCCGTACCCCTGCTGGGGCCCACCGCTGTCCTTCAGATACAGACACGCGTACTGTAGGGCCTCAGCGATATGACTGTAGATGTTTTTCTCGGGCTGATCTGCGTACCGCTCGCCAAGTGACGTTTGCAGTTTCTTGAATCGATAGCCCCCTTTGCACGCATCATGCAAAGTGGGTGCTTTTTTCCCGGAGATCAGAAACGCCGGCTGTCCGTCGGTAAGGTGGTTCATGAAATATGCCACCGCTTCACGTCGGGCGGTGAACACGTTGGTCGGTGCCATCTGCGCGTGAATGCCTTCTTCGGCCAACACCTGCAAGCAGGTCGATTCGTCCGACTGTGCCCGCTCGCTGCCGGCAGGGTCAGTGACGAAAATGACTTCCATATCGGCATAGTTCTGCGTGATGTGCGGGCGAAGCAGTGTGCTGGCAAACGTTCGGACTCCCATGTTCATGGACACTATTTCATCAATCACGCGCACCTGTCCGCCGAGAGTCATCTGAACGAACGCCGCTGCCGGCGTCAATCCGAAGTCGATTCCTACGATCAGGCGCATTCCGCGCATCACTGTGAGCGCATCGTTGACGCAGTGTAGTTCGTCCTTGTATTCGTGCTCCCAGACGGGTTTCCCCTCCATGACGCGACCATAGAAGCCCTGCAAATTGACGCGAATCCATTCCCTGTCTTTGCCGCCAAGCTGCCGCATGTAGTAGTCATACCCGCCGTCCAGGTTATCGATATTTTCCGCGGGCTTGTGGTTGGGATCTTGGCCCATGTTTGGCGCGTACTGATCCGGCTCATCCTTGTTGTTCTTCGGAAGTTGCAGTACGCCCGGCGGCTGCTTCCATAATCGATACCCGGGGGGCTGCTCAATTTCAAAAAGATCATGCCACCAATGCCGATCGTGACAGGGGTTGGTGTCCATGATGACTCCGCGGAACGATGGCCCGCCGTGGCGCTTGGCGGGATAGCGGCCGATGCGCCCTATCGCCATGTCGAGATGCGCCTTCAATACTTCCTTTGCCTCGTTGATCCAGACCATTGTCAATTCAAAGGACCGCAGCTTATCAACATCTGCCTCTTCGGCCAGCGCAAGAAAAATCACTTCCATGTCGAGCATCGTATCGTCCGGAAGTCTTACGAGGGTTTTCCCTCGCATCGGCGGACTCATGTTGATGCGCATGACGCTTTCTGGACACCAGTCCAGCCATGTGGCCAGCGTCGTATCACGCAGTTCCGGAAACGTTTTTCGCACGATGGCAAATCGAACATGCCGCACTCCTTCGAATGGCGCTTGCTCCATCCCGCGTGAAAGCAGTTCCATGCAGCAGGCACTAGATTTGCTGCTGCCGATCGGTCCCATGATGGCACGCACCAGTTCCTGGCTGGCATGAAACTGCCGCAGCGTCGGCACGGGAACGTACTTAATCATTTTCTGCGCGATATCGGCCATCAGGTTGCCCCCTTGTGGGTGCGGATCCAGTCGTTGATATTCTCGACTTGGCGCTTGGCCTTGGCCATGTCGCTCAACTTGTGCCCGCCCCCATCGACAGGCTTGCCGTTGTCCGAGCGGGCGATAGTTGTCGTACCGCGCATAACGATGCGCAGTTTCCCGCCTATCTGCGCGACTTCACGGGGAAGGTACTTCTGTTGCCGGCTCATCGTTGGGTGTCTCCTTATCGACGAGGTAGGGGCCCAGTTCCATCATGACCTTTGCCAGTCGCCGTTTCCGGCCCCAGAAGTGGGTGACGCCGGCCTCGGCTTCCCGGTAGGCGCGTTCCACGCGTTCGTGAAGCTGATCGCAATACTTGCTGAGGGTCACGTTGTCTTTGACCAGCTTGTGAATGGTTCGCCCGAGTTTGCGACGGCTTGCTTTCGGCGGCTGTTTCTGTGGTCCTATCACGGTTTGTCTCCTTTCCTGTAGGCACCTGCCAGGGCCCCGTTATTGTCGATCAGCCTTTTGCGGCAGAGTTCACATGTGCGGCTCGTGGCCGCTTGTGTGTGATGTGGTTGCATCGGTCCCGATCGCTGTTTCGCGAGCCCCAGCAGGTTCATGT